CTGTTTTACCTAATGCAAATAAAGCTGATGCAACTGTTTTAATGTCTTTAATATTATCATATACATCTAATCCTTTTTGTATAATACTAATACCCGGCACTAATGACATTCCAAATTTACCTAATTTTTTTAATGAATTTACAGCTTCTTGTTCATTTGCTTTACCTACAATTGCTTCAAATGCCTGTTTTACTTCTCCCCATGTAGGTTGGGTATCTTCTAATAAAAGTTGTTCTGCTATAGGTTTAAGCCTGATCATTCGAAGCTTGTTTTAATACTCCTTTTAATTTGCTAGCTATTTGTGTAAAGTCTTGTTCTGTAATACCAAATGCTATAGCAACCGCACCTAATACAGCAACTCGCTGAGCATTGTTCTTTAATGATTTAACAGCTGATGGATCTTCAATTAAATCTATTACTTTTGTTCTAATAGAACTGTCAATAGCTTTAATAGCCATATTTAAATTTTTAATAACCTGAGGATCGTTTATTTTACTTCCATCAGGTCCTACTGGAACTATATCAGCTTCAGTTAATGCAGATACAATTTCTTCTTTAATTAATTTTCTTAATTCAGATGTTTTCATTTAATTAAAAATATGTTTGTTCAAAGTATAATACTTCAAAATTATTTTCTACATTTACTAGCATTGCAGCATTTAATAGATCCGAATATTCAATTACTGATTCTGTTTGTCCTTCACGCAATTCACGTAAAAAATCAAATGTAGCAATATCAGAACTAAATAAATCTTGAGAGTCTTTATTGTAAGCTTCGAACAAACTATACTCTAATGTATAGGCCTTATTGACTATGTCGATTAGGTTATCGAACGTAATATTAGGCTTAATCGAAGGCAAACTAGGGTATACATTCCAATCTACTAAATACTTTTGAACCTTCTCAGCATGTGTTAATTCATTAGCAGCTTCCTGTGCAAAGAATGCAGCTGCCTTTAAGTATCCTTCACCTGCACACCAGTTATGTGCATTTCTGTAAAAGTAGTGAGCTGTATATTCGTCTTTTAAACGATCTGTTAATTTCGAAACTGTATCTGATGATAATGTTTTTGGTGTTTTAATATCAGACTGAGATGTTTGTTTTATCATATCATTAATAAATATTAAACAGTAAAAAAGACCCCGGTTAAAGGGTCTTTCTTATATGTATATTATCTTATTTTAGATTTGTATCTTAATCTTTTAGATTCACGACGTAATCTTTTAGATTCATTAACACCTATTAACTTTAAAAGTTCTGATGCTGCTTTTGCTTGATCCGTAACACTTCCATTAGACGTACTACGTAGGTTATCATATGCTTCGATTAAATCATCGTTTTCTGAATTGTACATAGCATCATAAAAATCGCCTAATTCGTCGGTGATATCGTCTGTCATATCCGAACCTCGACTAGCTTCTTCGTAGATGTAAGTTACGGCGTCAACAAACTCATCTAAGCTTCGGCCTTCGTCTTTAAGTGATTTAACAAAATCTTGAATATTAATACCTTCTTTTAATCGACGTTTAGTGTTTATTGGTTGTTTAGATTCGTTAATTACTTTACGAACCTCTTCGCGGATCAAGTTTCTTAATTCTTGTAATTTCATATCTATTAATATTGTAATATTGCATAATCATATTTCAACGTAAGAGTGATGTTAATAGCATCCTCAGTTGAAAAATCAAAATCTCCAAATTGAGCATCTCCAATATAAGCACCTTTCAATGTCCATTCTTCAACTTTATCTCCTACAGGACCTAATGCATTAAATGTAATGTCTTTTTTGTAGAAGTCTGAATAACCATCTCTACCGGTAACTGATTCATGAGATAAACGAACCCATTCCATTACTGCTTGTGCAGCTGAAGGAACTACTGGATCATATAATGTAATAGTTACGTCATTCCAACGACCTTTACCTTTTAGTTTTCTTTCTACGTTGATATGATCTAAAATTACGTCACCAAAAGTAATACTAGGACGATTAGCTGCTTTAATTAAATAAGAAGGAATTCCTTCGATATACATGATGAATCTGTTAGCTACCTTTGGTTCAAAGGCGGTAAACATAATTTCTGATGGATCTAATAATTCTGCCATGTTCTTTTATTTACTATAAATATATGAATTTATTTTTTCTTATTTGCTTCTTTAATTTTAGACACATTATATTGTCTAATAGTTTCTGACTTTATAAATCTTCTTCCGCCAGCTTCTCTGATTTTAGTTTTCATTGTATCATGTTGTTCAGATACATCTGAACTGTCTTTATCAAATTCGCCCTTTTTAATAAATCCATTTACAATAAAATTCGCGCGGTCTGCATTTGTCGTTTTCATTAACTTTGCAATTGCACTATTTTCGACCTCAACATTGTTAACGCCTTTAACGTATTTAAACTTATAATTCTTTTTAGTTTTTTGATCTAATACAATAAAACCATCGTATTGTCTGGTCATATCAGCTTCATTAACTACTGACTCGCCCATGCTTGCTTTTGCGTTATCATAAATTGACTGCAACCATTTTTTAAATTGACCTGGTTCTCCCGCGTTAGATAAATCATGATGTGTCTTTATAAATTCAGTTACGAATGATTTAAAGTCTTTTGCTTCTTGAGCCATTATGTCAATATCTGACATAGATGCTTCAGTAATAGATTCATACATTCCAGATTGTCTTAGTTTTTGTCTAAATGCTGGAATTGATTCTGCCCAAATTGTTACAGCTTCAACTGCACCTGAATTGTCTTCAAAAAAATCCATTACATCTGAATACCCTAATACTTCTACTAATTCTTCTAAACCAGAATCACCACTGTATTCTTGTAATGTTTTCTTTACAGACTCTCGTATTAAGTCTCTTAATAGTTGTTCTTTCATTTTATTGTATTTTGGTTTGCATTGCCATTGAAATGTCCTTAAGGTCTTTTTTTAATAAATTAACATTGTATTGACCGCCGGCGATAATTTCATAAACCATTTTTATTTGTTTTTTGTTCTTTTCGATAGTTGGCATATATTCTTTCAAATAATTACTTTTTTCTGCACTTGCTGTATACGCTTGCATAAATTCATCAAATGTATGTGATTTAGCATCAGCTATCAATTGTTGCGCACTTCCCTGACTAAATACTTCAAAGAAATTTTCTAATGCTTGTTTTAACTTATATGTATCATCAGATAATTCAATTTTTGCTAATCCTGCAGCTCCATATACTAACATTCGATCACCTATGTAAGGTAATAATTGATTAGCTAAAGCATATTTAGTTCTTCTAGGATATCCTCCGGAATAACCAATCGGAGAACCAATTTGTACATTTGCGTCTGCCCATGATTTCCAATGGTCGTGCGGTCTAGCATTTTCCCATGCTCCGTCAGATAACTGACCAATAATTTCAGCTTTATACAAATTTGCTTGTGACAAGTTCTTAACTGTTAACGTTAGCCCCATCGGTCCTTCTGATAAAGCTTGTTTAACTGATTCTTTTATTAAATTTTTTAATTCAGAAAGTTTCATTATATGTTAATTTATAAATAAATATCTTAATTCCATAAAAAAAGGGCGAATTTCTTCGCCCTCTCTTTATTCAATAATACTGTTATTGACCGAAAGAAGCTCCGGTTGGGAGAATGTTAAAGTCGATAACAATAAATTCAGCGGTCTTAGTAGGCTGTAAAAAGATTTGACCATACATAATATTCCTGTCAATTAAATCAGGAGTGTTATTAGTTTCATCCATTACTACTTTGAAAGCATATAAACCTTGTCTTTGTTGAATAGACTCTAAATAAGGATTAACAATATTTAAGAATCTGTTTCTAGTAGCGGCGGTATTTTGTTCAAATACTAAGTATTTAGTAGCTGATGCAATATACTTTTTAACTGCAATTAAAAGACGACGTACATTGATTCTATCTAATGCACTTGGCTTAGCTTGTAATGTCTTTTGACCCCAAACAGCAACACCTACACCTGGGAAGGTAGCAATTGGATTAACACGACCATCATATAAATCATCTCTTTCAGCGTGAGTTAATCTAGAATAAACATCTGTTACAGAAGTTAATCCACCTCTATTCAAACCTGCAGGTGCATACCATTCAGCTGATACTCTGTCATTAAATGCTAATACTCCAGGAATAACTACTGAAGGTGGTACCCATGTTGGTTTGTTCATGTTTGTATCCATAATCTTCACCCATGGATAATATGTAGCTGCATA